AAGAGCGATCGAGTTAAAAAGAAAGTTCTTAAAGCGCTACCTGAAAGGGAACTCAAAAAGCTAGACGGTCGTAGCGTTAAGAAAGAAGGCTACAGTAACTGGCTTCGAAGACAAAGTCAAGAAGTAAAATTGAGACACTTTAGTGGAGACGAAGAACGCTTAAGGTTATTTGAAAGAGGTTCTATCCAACTGAAACAGTTCTTTAACGCTGTAGGTGCTAAGATAAACATCATAACCTTGAGAAGGTTAGATAACAGAGCCACTAACAGGTTTAGAACAAAAGCTAAAGACACACCTATAGAAGACTTAGAAGGTGCGTTGCTTATCCGTAAACCCCAAGAACTAATGAGGAACAAAGATAACCAACAATCTCTTAAAGAATTCTATATAGCAGATGCTAATCTACGACAAGGGACCCTTTCTCTCACTGACTTTAAGGGAACCTCTGTAGCTGGTAAAAGGGCATCAAGGCGCAGAGCAGAGAATGTTTTTGACGACAGAGTTCAATTTATAGACCCTGTCACTGGTGAAACCAGAAACACAATGCTTTACGACCCTGACTTTCTTGTATACCAAGAGAGAATAGACTTTCTAAAGGCAAGCAAAATACTCAAGAAAGATCAACAAGACTTTATTGTTAACTTTGTTGATTCATTAGACGACACTATGTCCGTAAATCAGCAAACAGCTGTTCTTGAAAACATGCGCCTTATCTTTGAGAGGTACTATAACACCCAAGCTAAATCTTACAGGCAACCTTGGGATAACTTTGAAGCTGTTATAAGGGCTGAGATGACGAACTCAGTTGTTAACGTGTCTCGAATACTTGACAGGCGTTCCAGAGCCAGAGCAAGGAACTTTGAGAGTTTCTTCTCAGGTGACCCTGATGCTAAAATGACCATCGCAGGGAAAGAATACACCTTTGATGACATTGCTAAAGGGTTATCTGCTGACCAAAAGTTTGTAGATAGCTGGAAAGACACCTATGGCAGGAAACTGGGTAGAACCGCTTACTTTACTGGCAGGTCTCCTCTGAGGACCTACTTCTTAAAACCTATAAACAAGAAGTTAGTCCCAGACATCAAGCCCCGTAAGTGGATAGAGTCTAAGCTTGGAGAGAGATTAACTAAGAAACTTTATGGTGAACCTACAGAAAGACTCATAGATGAGTATGCTCGTAAGTTCAAGAACGCCATAAACCCTCGTCTTATTATCGAAAGACAACTTGAGAAGTTAAGCATCAACAGGCTTTACCACAAAAAGCTTAGAGAGGTTGACAAAGGTTTTAATGATGCAGCTATAGAAGCACTAGCTAAGTCTTTTAAAACCATTGCTGAAGGTCAAACTACTGACTACGACTCTCTAGCAATTGCTATTGGAAAAGGCTTTATTGGGGAAAAGGGTTCTCTTAAGAACAAGAAAATAGGGGATTACCCGTTGATCTTTCCTTTCAAAAATAAACCAACCTTAAAGCAGTATCACAAGGTAGGCTCGGACTTACTCAACATGCTTGAGAAACAAGGAAAGATTAAGCTTGGTTATCGAGGAGTAACTCGCAGGGCTATAACAGACCTTGAAACAGGTAGGCCCGGAGGACCTTGGAGAGATACCCTCAGCAGAGAAGTCACAATTATTGATCCAGATATGCTTAAGTTACAAGAGGCAAACAGGAGACTTTATGTTGGTAGAAGAATTGGTATTGTTAATGACAGAGACGAGCTTGTATCTATTCCCGGCCATGGCCATTACAGGACTAAGACAGGTACAGTTACAGGCAACTCTATTATTACACGCAGGGCCAATGCTAACTATGACAAAGTTAGAATTGATAGAGACTTTACAGATGAGATTAATCATGCTAACAGCTTTGAGTGGGAGGTAGACAAGGACTTTAGTTCTTTTATGCTTGACATGGCAAGGTTTAGAGACCCCAGAGGAAACGTAGCTAAGTACGATGAGCTTAATGGATTTAGGCAAATTGTATTAGACCGTGCTGAAATGGGTCTTGGTATGATGGAAACTGTTAAGTGGCACCTCAAGAGAGGCAAGCCCTTCAAGAACTCACATCAGATTGATGGGAGAGGTCGAATATACGCTAATGGCTATTTGACCCCTACAGGTGGTGAGTTTGTAAGACCATTTCTTAACACACATAAGCGAGCTCAGATAGGTGAAGGTGGGTGGATTAACTTCCAAGAACAAGTAGGTTCCTTGTTGGGGCCTGCTACAGAAGCCCTTACTAATCCCGGTAGGTTTGCTATCTTTGAAAGAAACAAGAAACAACTTCTTGAGCTTGGTAGGTTAGTTCAATCTACAACCCAGAGAGACAGGAGAATTCGAGAAGTCCTTGAGCACCCTATGATGGTTGCTATGGACGCCGAAGAACACCCTAAACTATTACGGATGGCACTAGAGTATGCTAGAATACATGATCATGTTGGTGGTGATTTTAGCGATATTAATCGTATTGGAACATATGTAACTCAATTACCTATTGAGATTGACGCATCTGCTTCTGGTGCTCAGATTATTGCTCTAAGCACTCGTAACAGGGCTTTGGGTTTAGAATCTAATGTTATAGCCACACCTAAGAAAAACAGATTGTACGATACAATTGCTATGGATACTGTAGCTGACCCTCGCTTCCAGCGTATCAATGATCTTGTAGATGATATTACGTGGGAAGACTTATCTAAGGCAGCTAAAGCGCAGAACATGGTAGCCTTCTACGGTGCTGGACAAGCTACTCAGGCAGTTAACCTTACTGACAAGTTTGCTTCAGTTCTTATTGGGAAAAATAAGTTTGTTGTAGTTCGAAGAAGAACCAGCAACACACCTAAAGAAGCACTTTCGTTAAACGAAATGAACAAGACCCTTGACAACCACATTGATGACGCTTTGAAAATAGGTGCTGACGATGTAGCTAGAGAACTAAGGGACATCAAAGACGAGATAAACAACATGGTGCTTAAAGAGGCACCTGTAGGCACTCGTATGCTTCATATGTCTAAAGACGTTCACCCGGATGTCGAGGACTTTGTTCAAAAACTAACTAATGCTAACTCTAAGCTCATTGGACCTAATGAGTTTAAAATGATATCTGATATCATGGCAGAAAACCTTAAACGGCGAGCACCCATTACAGATGAATTTATGGGATTCTGGAAAGGGGCCGCTGAAAAGTACATCAAAGACACAGGGAAAGTAGATATTCCTTGGGTTACTTTTGATGATAAGAAACTCTATCAACGCTACCGGCCTGTGCTGGAAGAGCGCATAGAGTTTATCGACCCAGTAACTGGACGTAGGGTTTACAATGTTTATAAAGACACTGTAACGGACGGAAAGTTTAAAGGGAAAACGTCCATCATTGATGCAAGAACTGGCTACGGTGTAAACGGTAACCACTCTAATGATGCGGCTATTGTTCGAGAATTCCACTTGTGGGGTAGAAAGAACAATGTAAACACTGCAACAATCCATGATGCTTTCTTCGTTAACATGGGAGAAGCAACGGAGGCTAAGAATGCTTTAAGGAAACTATACGCTGAAGCGGTAGAGTCCGACACCATTCTTAAGACCCTTAAGGCCATGCGCCAAGAAGGTCTCTCTAGAAAGGCTTATGACGAGCTTTTACAGGATGCTATAGAACGTGGATTGATAGTAGAGGATGGCTTAACAGCCGCTGATATCCTCGCGCCGATTCCTATCGGTGAAAGTTGGTATGGGATTGGCCCATAATGTCTGTGACAAACTATATAACTGGTCTGTGACCTAGGAGAAATAACATGAGCAATGAAACTAATGAAACTACTGAAGTAGAAATGGAGTCCACTATGGAAACTGAGGCGACTGAAACGCCCGAGCTTGACCTTTCATCCCCTGAAGCCAAAAAGCTGATGGAGAGCATGGTTGCTGATCAACTGGCTCAAATGAAAGACAACATGAATAAGATGTCTAAGCAACGTGATGAAGCTATGAGGAAGGCTGTAGAGCTTGAGGAGTCAGCTAAGGCTGCAAAACTCGAGAAACTCGAAGCTGAAGGTAAAACTTCAGAGGCCCTTCAGATGAAGCTTGACGAGGCTCTGGCCCGTGTAGATGCACTTACAAGTGTTAACACTGGTCTGACTCGTGACCACACT